AGATAGAATCTTTACGATAAAGGTTGGCTCTATGGGTAATATTGACACGATTTACATGAGATGCCTTACTCCAGACTGGCTTATCAGTACCCCACAGATGCCCAGAAACGGCCTCCAGAGCCTCTATGTTGGCCTCATTCTTGTCTGTCTTAATACCTCTAATGCCAGCCTCTTTAATCATGGCTCTTGTATACGTGAGTAATGATTTTTCAGCGTTCTTCCACATCAGTACCGCTGGGTGATTACGCCATGCACCTGAAGGAGATTGACCAGATAAAACCTTGAGTATCTGATAAGACTCTAGTATCTGTTTATTTAAACGTTTATTATCAAGAGTCTCAGCACATTGATCAAAATCTTTGTATGGTAAAAAGGTTTGCATTATTCATCTTCTTCAATATCAAATAAATCTAAATCTGATAACTGACTAAGCCTTGAAGCAAAAAACAAATTAATTGCAACAAGAGCAGATATTCCTAACAGTATTAATATAATTATTTTTTTTTTCATTTTATTGTACTCCATTCATTTTTATTAATCATAATTCTTTTTTTGCCAAAATAAATTTTTATATGGCCTATCAATTTTAGAAAAAAATTTAAGATGTTCTTGGTTTGTAAATTTTTCATCATATTTTAATATTTTTTTATACCAATGATGTCTTTTAAAGAAATTTATTTGAACTAATGGAGTTCCACCTTTAATTATTCCAACAAAATCTTTTTTTAGAAAAAATGGAAATTTTATTTCACCATTATATTTGTCGGTATCAACAACACCAGATAATGTATAAAAAGGTAAATCAAATCTATTATGTGGGTGTGTAAATAAAGTTGAAAACCCTTTTGGAGTTTTAATAGTAAAATAATTTTCCCATTTAAAAACATGCTTATGACAATTTTCTGGATAAACAAATCCTTCCCACTGCTCATCGTCATGATTGCTTATTAATTCACCAAATGCTCCTCTCCATAAAATTAATGGGGATCCGTCATCTTTTTTTGTAACTTCAATATCTTGAGATAAAGAAAAAATATATCCATTTGTTAAAGCATCTAAAAATGGAGAACATTTTTTATATGTAGATGTTGTTATTTTTGGATTGGTTGGTACCAGTGAAAATTTTTCAAGCCCTACTATTTTTTGTGGAGACTTTTTGTACCAATCTGGAATGTTGTTTTTTGCAGGCTCAATTGTTAAAATTAATTCAGACATTTTTTGATTTGGAATTATTGATACTTTTTTCATTTTTCTATACTTTTTCCACAACGTAAGCATGTGTTATAACTTTTTCCAGTAAACGGACAAGACCCAGCATCAACCATTGAATGATTTTTTAATTTACAAGTAAAAAACAAAATACTTTCTTTTATCACCTAATGTCCCCCTTTATAATTAATTTTATCATACAACGTTGTCTTTGTAAAATTGTTGAACTTCTAAAATAATATTTTGATCTTTAGGATTTTTATCTACCCTATCTATTAAATCTTGAACTTTTTTTATTTTTACTACAGCATTTTCAGACAAAACAACATCAATCTTTCTTTTATTTATAGTTGGCCTTACATCTATAAGACCCTTTAAAACAACATCTTCATTTTCTAAATACTTTAACTTTATGTCTGTATACTTATGTTTATATTTTGGAATTTCACAAAAATCATAAATACTATCTATCACTTTTTCTGCATTATCTAATATATCTTCGTAGTCAATATAAAAGAATTCTCCATTATTTATTGTTTTAGAGTATAAAATTCCAGCAATTGGTCTCATTAAAGACTCTGCATGTATGCCATTTAGTCCAAGAATATAGTCCTCTGCATCTTTTTGTGTAAGTCCATTTTTTTTATAAACATTGATGTATGACTTAACAATATCTTCTATATTTCTTGTTAAAACTATTATTTTAGGATTTGTCGTAATATATTTTTTTATTACAAATAAATTTAATTCAAGTGTCCACGCTACATTTTTATCAAAAACATTTTTATTATTTAAATTATAGTAAGAGTCTAAAATTGAAGTTGCTATTCTTTTTAAATTTTCTTCTGTGTTTCTATACGTAACTGACATTTGTTTTTGTATTTCTTTTTGATTCATATAAAAATGATAATCCCACAAAATGCTACATAAAGCAGAATTTCCTTCAGAGTGTATTTTTTTATTTTGATTTAAAATAGAAGAAATTAAGTTAGATCCTGTTCTTGGAAGACCAGAAAGAAAAAAATAATTATTATTTGAATTACTCATTTATTTTACTGCCTCTCTTGTAACTAACACAATTGCTCCATTTATTTCTAAAGCCTTTTTTATTTGAACAACATACTTTAGTGCTTCTATTTTTTCATCATGTAACATTTTTAGAAATTTATACTCATCTAATTTTACTGTAAGGAAGTGTTCATTGTCAATAATCTCTATGCCAAATCCTTTAGGCGGTGTAATTGAGTGTACAGCCCTACGCATTTCATTTGTATACATCACTTTCTACCCCATTGAATTTTATTCCAACCACGTTCATGTGCATAGTAAATAAATACTTTAACTACTGTTTCCCAAAATGCAATTGTTATAGATAGTGAAGCATTCTTTGTTATAACATAAGCAACAACAACAGAAGAAAGCGTTCCCCATATGCGATAACTTAGTGCTTTAACAAATGATCTAGTCTTCGTTACTTTCATGATCTATATCCTCTTCAAACATGCTTTTAACAAATCTATCTTCTGCATCTGCAATTCCATGTCCAACATTAGATACCCAGTTCACGACGTTTTTCAGTAGCCGAAATAGCATGAATGTCTGCCCCCAAATCTACTTGTTCAATTTTGTATCCTACGTCACGGCCATATACAATGTTAGTAATGTTTGGCAAACGCAATACCATTGAATCTTTCATAAACTTATCCTTAGCAATATAACTCTTTACTTCATCAAATGTAAGTGGATCCTTTTCGCTAGTATTATATGTGTTGCGTACTCCAAGTAGTACTTGGTTTGTTCTCATTCCAGCCTGTAGATACAAAGCATGATGCCCTTCATGCCATGGTTGATAGCGACCAAGCATAAGTGTTGTTGGTGCAGACCAATCATGTAATTCAAACAAAGAAATAATTAAACTTGCTTTTTCGTATGAATTTTTTTCATGATCAGAAAACATAAAGTCAAATTCTTTTGGTGCTACAAACATCTTATTTGTATCTTTAAATCTGCCTTCTTTAATTGTATCCATAAAAATTAGAATATCTGGTTTACCAAATGCTTCCCTTGTCGCATCTGTTGGACAAACAAAATCTACAATTACTGGGGCAACTCCTTGGTTGGCAATAAGTCTTGCCATTTCTCCCATGCGTCGTGCCTGCTCTATGCGATCTTCTGGGGTAAATCCAAGATCAGAATTAACTGTAGCACGTACCTCATCTGCATTAAGATGAATAGCGTTAATACGTTCTTTTAGTGCTTTTGCTAATTCTGTTTTACCAGATCCAGGTAGTCCAATAATTTGTATAATCATCTTATTGCTCCATTGTTAATGCTTGCCAAACATTTGACCAGTCTTGTTTAGATTTATGCTTGTTAAATTCCCTTGAAACTTCTCCACCCTCTAAGTATACTCCACCCCAGACGCCCCATTCTTTTCCAGATATGCCGTTTGCAAAACATATTTTTTTTACTGGACACTGTTTACAAAGTGCGTCAACACCTTTTCTAGATTCTTCATGATCTTCATATTTATCAAAAAATGAATTGTTTTCCATTCCCAAACATAAGGCTTCGTCTTTCCACAAATGCTGTTTCAAGATTAATCCTTATACTTATTGGGTATGTCCCAACCATTACGACCAGGTTTATAAATTCTATGTAAATACCACTTATTTTTTACTCTAATACCCATAGGAGATGTTTTTGCAGTCTCTGATTCTTTTAAATCAATTACATCCCAGCCACGCCACAGTAGATTGTTATTTTTATTTATAATTTTTTCCATTGTATTTAAACTTCTAATAATCATTTTATTCTCCTAATACCTAAAAAGACCAACATCAATGTTGTTTGCTTCTGCAACTAGAACCAACTTTGATTTTGATTCTTTTGGACGACTTAAAAAAGCAAAATAATTAACTTGATTTATATTTTCACTTAACCATATTGGCGCAGCATTATAAAACTTAATTTTTTTGCCTCTTGCCTTCATTCCTCGTTCTGATAAATTAGAAAACTCTGAAACAAAGTGATTTATTCTTGATGGGCCAGCGGAGTAAATAATAAAATCATTATCTCCATCTTTCATGCCAGACAGAGCAACACTCATGGCACGAAGGAATACGTTATAGTCGTTAAATTCCTTTGTTCCCTGCACCGCTACTATCATTTGGTCCTACCCCTTGTTTTAAGTCATCAAGTATTGATAACATCTTATCTAATTCTTTTGTTGGCATATTTTCAATATCTAATGGCTTTATTGTTTCTTCATCTACTCTGCCATTTATAGCATTTGCAGTATAAAAAACATTATTCAATATCCAGTATGCACTTCCTTCTGTTATTACGACTCTTAGCATATTTTTTTGAATATGTCTTTGAGATTGCG